TGACAGAGCAGATGCCCGAGTATCGACCGGAGCATGAAAAGATGCTTTGGTCCTTGGCGCTTGCAGGGTCAGCGTTCAAGAAGGTTTACTACGATCCTTCATTAGGTAGGCAGGTGTCGATGTTCATACCTGCTGAGGATATTGTGGTGCCATTTGGCGCGAGTGATTTAAGGAGTTCTCCAAGAATTACGCATGTGATGCGTAAGACTGAGAATGAGGTGAGGAAGTTACAGCACGCAGGGTTTTATAGGGATGTTGATTTAGGCGAGCCATCGGTAGCTTTAAGTGAAGTAGAAAAGCGCAAGGCAGAAGAAGAGGGTATGTCTGCCACGATGGATGACCGGTACAGGATTCTTGAAATCCATGCTGAGTTAGATTTACCGGGTTTTGAGGACGTTGATAAAGATGGCCCCACGGGTATTGCATTACCTTATGTTGTGACGATTGATGAAGGCACCGGGAAGGTATTAGCCATTCGCAGGAATTGGTATGAAGAAGATCCGTTGAAATTAAAGCGGATGCACTTTGTTCATTATCCTTATATACCGGGCTTTGGGTTTTATGGCTTTGGATTAATTCACCTCGTAGGTGCTTTTGCTAAATCAGGTACATCATTAATTAGGCAGCTCGTTGATGCGGGTACGTTGAGCAATCTTCCTGGTGGTTTGAAGTCCAGGGGGCTTAGAGTTAAGGGTGACGATACGCCAATTGCACCGGGTGAGTTTAGGGACGTGGATGTTCCATCAGGATCGATTAGGGACAACATCCTACCGTTGCCTTATAAAGAGCCAAGCCAGGTTCTTTATCAGTTATTGCAAACGATTGTTGCTGAAGGAAGAAGATTTGCGGCCACGGCAGATATGCAGATATCTGATTTGTCTGCGAATACGCCAGTAGGTACAACGCTTGCAGTATTAGAGAGAACGCTCAAGGTTATGTCTGCGGTCCAGGCTCGTTTGCATTATTCGATGCGACTGGAGTTCAAATTACTTGCAGCCATTATTAGGGACTACACACCTTCTGAATATGCTTATGACGTCGATGCACCTGGTGGGCGGATGGTCAAACAGGCTGATTACGATATGGTGGATGTTATTCCCGTATCGGATCCAAACGCTACGACGTTGGCTCAAAGGGTGACGCAGTACCAAGCAGTACTTCAGTTAGCGGCACAGGCGCCACAGATCTATGACATGCCAGAGTTGCATAAGCGCATGTTGGAAGTTTTAGGTATTAAGAATATTGATAAGTTAATACCTTCTGCCAAGGCAGAACAGCCGCGTGATCCGGTGTCTGAGAACATGGCGATCTTGACGATGCAGCCTGTGAAGGCATTTATATATCAAGATCATGAGGCTCATTTGGCGGTTCATACGGCGGCCATTCAAGATCCTATCTTGAGGCAGCAGGTTCAGCAGAACCCCATGGGCGGTCAGATGATGGCAGCGGCCATGGCACATATTAATGAGCACTTGGCATTCTTGTATCGCAAGCAGCTAGAGCAGCAACTTGGCGTGCCATTACCACCACCTGATACACCGCTACCTGAAGACTTTGAGGTGGAGATATCAAGGTTGGCGGCTCGTGGTGCTCAGCAGTTACTTCAGCAGCACACGGCGGAAGCGCAGCAGATGCAAGCGCAGCAGCAACAGCAAGATCCTTTGGTTCAGATGCAGCAAGCTGAGTTGGCGTTGAAACAAGCCAGGGAGCAGCGTGAGGCGCAGAAGGACCAGGCGGACATCATGTTAAAGGCTCAGGCCCAGCAAGATAAGGTGCGCTTAGAAGAAGAGCGAATCAGAAGTATGCAGCAGATTGCTGAGCAGAATATCGCGGCCAAGATGATTGATAAGGCGGCGGATATTCAGAGGGAAAGAGATATTGAGTTTAGGAGGCGGTGATGGATTTTTCAGAAGCCGTTTCGATAGAGATTAATAAGCAAATCCGTTATGCGGAGGAGCAACTCTCGCAAGGGAGCATGAAGTCCTTTGAGGACTACAAATTCGTCTGCGGTCAGATTCAAGGTCTGCTGATTGCGAGACGCATAAACGAAGACCTTGCCAATCGTATAAAGGACGATGATGACTGATTTATCTGAGGCGACTCAGCAGGAAGAAACAGCGACGCAATTACCCAATCCCACGGGATACAGAATGTTGTGTGCGCTGCCGGAAGTGGAAGACAAATTTGCCAATGGCATTTTGAAGCCTGATGCGCTGGCGAAGATTGAAGAGTTCAGCACCGTTGTTTTGTTTGTGATTAAACAGGGACCGGATTGCTATAAGGACGAAGCAAAGTTCCCGACGGGCCCATGGTGCAAGGAAGGTGATTTTGTATTGGTTCGTGCTTATTCAGGAACTCGATTCAAGATCCATGGAAGGGAATTCAGGCTGATCAACGATGACACGGTAGAAGGTGTTGTTGAAGATCCACGCGGTTATAGCCGTGCATAAGGAGTAATCATGTCAGAAGAGAAGTTTGAATTTGAAGTCGAGGGCGATGCCACAGAAGTTGAGATTGTGGATGACCGCCCGGAGGCGGATAAGAATGCGACACCACTGAAATCGGATCCATCTGAAATACCTGATGATGAGATCAAGCAGTATTCAGAGAACGTAAAGAAACGTATTCAGCATTTGAAGCATGGGTATCACGATGAACGTCGCGCCAAGGAAGAGGCGCAGCGCGAGCGTGAGGCGGCTATTGCTTATGCAAAACAAATTGCTGATGAGAATGCCAAGTTAAAAGAGAAACTTACAACGGGTGAAAGCACGTTAATAAAGACGATGCAATTTGCCACGGAGAAAGAATTAGCGGAAGCGGAGCGTCAATATAAAGAGGCTTTAGATAGCCAAGAGTCTGATCGTATATTGGCTGCTCAAAAGGCATTAAATGTTGCGATGTTGAAGGCTGACCGGGTTAAAAACTTTAAACCTGCTGCGCCTGCACCGGAACAACATTTGCAACAAGAGCAAACACCTGCTTATAATCCCCCACAGAACACTTATCAAGACCGGAAGGCTGAGAAGTGGAAGACTGATAATCCTTGGTTTGGTCAATCAGGCCAGCCTGGGGTTGACGATGAGATGACATTTTTTGCCATGGGCCTGCATAAAAAGCTCACTCGGGAAAATGGCGATCAATATGCTCTCACGGACGAGTATTACGAGAAGATTAATTCTCGCGTAAGGGAGAAATTCCCGGAGTACTTTGGTTCTCAGGACGAGCCAAGGGAAGAAGTAAAGCGTCCTGCTTCGGTGGTCGCCCCGGCAACTCGCAGCTCACCACCTAAAAAACTGAAGCTGACACAGTCAGAGGCCAACACAGCCAAACGACTTGGTGTGCCGCTAGAGGAATATGCCAAACAAGTGGCAAAACTACGTATGGAAGGAAAGATATGAGCCGCGAATCCCGTGAAGTACAGAGCCGTGAAACCACGGAACGTCCCAAGCAGTGGAAGCCGCCCAGCTCATTGCCTGATCCTCTCCCGCGCGATGGTTGGAGACACCGTTGGGTTCGTACGTCCATCTTAGGACAGACGGATGCAAGGAATGTAGCCACCCGTTATCAGGATGGGTTTGAACCATGCAAGTGGGAAGACTATCCAGAAGTAGCCCGAGCCATGCTCGCAAACGGAGCTCAAACCGGAAACATTGAGATAGGCGGATTGATGTTGTGCCGCGCCCCTGCCGAAATGGCCGAACAGCGTAATAGTCATTACCTGAAGCAAGCCAATGATTGGGTGCAGAGTGTGGACAACAACTTTATGCGAGAGAACGACCCAAGGATGCCGCTCTTTAATGAAAGGCGCACCGAGGTTCGTTTCGGTAAGAGATAAACCTTTTTTGGAGTAAAGCAAATGGCTTACCCGACGATTTCAGGCCCCTATGGTCTGCGTCCGATCAATTTGATCGGCGGTCAGGTATTTGCCGGAGCCACTCGCCAGCGCCGGATTTATTCTTCTAGCGCAAGCTCAATTGGCTTTGGTGATCCTGTGAAGTTTGACAGCAACGGATGCGTTGTTGTTTGCACGGAAACCACGACACCCCCGACCACTGGTTTTGCTGGTGTGTTCATGGGCTGTACGTTTGTTTCTGCTGTAACT